ATAGTGATGGCCGCCCACACGTCGTCGATGCTCTCCGCGCCCTCCAGGCCGGTGATCTGGATGGTGAGCGGGCCGGTTGGCGTGGGGGACGGGGTGGTGGTTGCCGCCAGGGTCTCAACGGCCGGTTGCTCTGGCTCCTGGTTCCAGATGATTTCAACTAGTGCAACCAGCGCCAGCAAGAGAAACAGAGCCACAACGCTCGTAATCAGATAGCGGTTCATAGCAGCCACTCCACCCAGTTCGGCAGCCCGCAGGCTATCATGATGCAGGCGGCAAACACTGCTGCACTCACAGCCTCCCGCCGGGCCCGGCGGCGCTCATTTCGGGTCTTGCTCATGTCTTTTCCTCCTGTCAGTTGATATCGATTCCACCAGAAAACGTCTTTTCCAACCATTCTTCGAGTTTATGGCGGAGCACCAACTTCTTTCTGGTTCCTATCTGTATGGCTGGGAAATCTGCTCGCCTGGACAATTCGTAGAATTTGCTTATGCCGATTCCGGTCAGCTGCGACGCCTCTTTGATGGTCAGGAGTATCTTGTCCTCCATGTCTTTACGCCCCCTCTGGATACGCAAAATCGACAAGGGCTTTCAGTTCCGGGAAATCAATCGTAGGGTCGTGCGCCGCCCGGTCAAGCACAAGCTCTTTCAGCTTAGGCCCGGCCCCCTCCAGCGCCTTGCGGTAATCTTCAAACGTGTAGTCCATATGGGCCTCCTCCCATTTCCGTCCTTTCCATGCCAGACAAAGCCTGTCCATGGTGTGGTTCAAGTTATTGGCGCAGTTCTCAATTTCCTGCGCCTCGCTTTTTTTGTTGAGCATAAAAAATCCTCCAATCTTGCCAGAGGCCGGAGGATGTGATATACTGTCTCCGATACCTCGTAGCTGCGTTACGTGGTGTCATGCCCTGGTCGGTGGTGGTGCACTGGCCGGGGCGCTTTTTGTTGTGCTCCATTAAATTTATGAAACAAGGAAATGCATTGCTATCCAAAAAATCGTTATTGCGGAAAGCACAAAAACCGTTGTCGCATTTATTTCCTCATCAAAGAACCAACAAATAAATATGTACCCTGCTTCAAGCGCCGCAAAAGCTAAAGCTATCCATTGGAACATCCCCGGCCCCCACTTTCGTAATCGAGGTATTTGTTTCCAAAGATATCTATCGTATAGTTCTTAGCAATTTCATCTTGATTCTGCTGGCTTTGTAGTGTAAGTACGAGGTCAGCAATTTCTTTAGAATCAGCCTCAATGATGATCTTCACCCCACTTACCTCCTTCCCCGCCCCGTCAGGGGCGGGCTTCTTTTTCTCCATTGGTGCTATCTTTCTTCTTGCGTTTCCGTGCGGGCCTGTCCCGCCGCCCCTCAGCATATCCAGCGATATAGAGGAGCGCTTCTTTGGGGAGAAGGGCCAGGTTGTCGGCAATACTCTGGGCATCGGCCAGGTTTTCCAAATTCACATGCATAGTTTCACCTCCTGACAAGCTTTCAACCTGGTACAATAATATATCAACCAAGTTTAAATGTCAAGCATTTATTTCAACCCAGTTGAATTTTTCTCTTGCATTTTGATTATCTCCATGATATACTTCGTTGTACAGAGTAGGAGGTGTAAATAGTGAAAACCATAGCTGAGCGAATTATGGAAGTGGTTGAAGAAAAGGGCGGAAACAAAAGTGATTTTGCCCGTAAAATTAACGTTACTCCAGCATACATTTCCAAATTAGGAAAAGATCCAAACTGCATTCCTAGCGATCGCACCATTGCCGACATCTGCCGTGAATTTAACATCTCCGAGCTCTGGCTGCGTACCGGGGAAGGAGAGCCACATATCCAGAGGGACGAGGACGAGGAGTTCCTCGAAGTCATGGAGCAGATCCACATGTCTGATGATGATCTGATTAAGCGGATTATTAAGGCATATTGGTTTATGGAAGACGACGAAAAAGCCGCCATCAGAAAACTGATAGACGGCTTTACAAAAAAATAAGGCCCCGGTTTCCCGGAGCCTTTTTATCACTTATTATGTAGTTTTTCGAGGACGAGGGCGCGCGTAAGGAGCGATTTCAAATAGGTTTCATTTCTGTTCCGCTCCATGACAAGTTCAATTTCTTTTTTAAGCATTTCAACTTTTTCTCCATTTGGCGTCATTTCGCGCCCTCCTCCCAATTTGTACCTTACCAATATTTTGGTCGGGAATTTTGCTCCCCTTGTTTATCATTATAGAACGTTAGTTCTATTTAAGCAATATATGTTATCACCAAATTGTGGCAGCTTATTTTCTATATGCTAAAAGATTGCTTCATTGGAAAAGAACGGATTATTGGACTATGCTTATGATATGGTACACCAACCCATGATTGCCAAACAGAACAGGAATCTAGCGACAGAATTGTAATAGGAGGATTTACATATGCTTGACGAAAAAGATTTGCAGGCAATCGCACAGTTGATGGAGAAGCAAAAACAGGACATCATGTCTGAAACGAAGGGCTTGTTGGAACAGCAGAAACAGGACATCATGCACGATGTAAAGGTTTTATTGGACACGGAGGTCACAACCCGATTTAACCTTTTGGCCGAGGGACAGCAGGCCATTATGGACGCCATCACGCCAAAGAGTGAAATCGAGGAACTGCGAAACGAAGTATCCGTTCTTAAGCTGGCGATCCGCACCATGAATCAGGAAATCGCCGAACTGAAAAAAGCGCAATAAAAATACCGCCCCCGGTGCTGGAACACCAGGAGCGGCCATAGAGGGGCAGATTGCTTTGCGGGCGCTCTGCCCTTCCATTATACCAGAATGGAGGGAAAAATCAATGGCTAGAAAGTCTGCTGCGGGTAGCGGGACAATCCGCAAAAAAACGGTACTCAGAAATGGGAAAGAATATACTTACTGGGAGGCCCGATTTACAACTGGGTATGACCCAGGTACAGGGAAACAGATTCAGCGGAGTATTACCGGGAAAACGCAAAAAGAAGTCGCTAAAAAACTCAAAGAGGCCACATTGACCGTAGACCAAGGAACTTATACTGACCCAGTAAAGTTAACTCTGAATGTATGGTTGGATAGCTGGCTTCAAGATTATCTGCTTGGGGTAAAACCAAATACTATACGCATATACAGGAATAATATAGAGCGGCATATCAAGCCCGCTATGGGAGCTGTTCGCCTCCATGAAATCCGCCCACATATTGTCCAGAGGTTTGTTAATAAATTGGCACTCTCTCCTGCCTCAATCCGTCTGGCCTATAAAGTGCTCCATCAAGCACTTGAAAAGGCTGTACAGTTAGGATACATACCAAAGAACCCCGCCGAAAATTGCGAATTACCCCGCCAGGAGCAGACAGAGATACATCCTATCGATGATGCTAATGTATCAAAATTACTTGAAGCCGTAGCAGGGGATCAGATCGAGGCCCTTATCATCTTGGCTTTATTTTCCGGCCTTAGGCAGTCTGAGTTGCTGGGCCTTACCTGGGATTGCGTTGACCTAAAATCAGGCGCGCTGATAGTCAATAGGCAACTTGTAAGGAGCGATCTCCGAGTAAATGAAGAGGTCTTTGCATCTCCTAAGAATGGGAAGAGCAGAACTATCACCATCGCAACTTCCGCAATAAAAGTTCTAAGGGAACAGAAGCGGAGGCAAGCAGAAATGAAAATCAAGGCCGGGCCTGCATGGGAAAACGAACATAACTTGGTTTTTACAAACCAGCTCGGGCATCCGCTTACTCACCAATTTGTAGACAGGAGTTTTAAGCGGCTTATTAAAAAAGCCGGTTTTGATGGAGTCCGTTTCCATGACCTGCGTCACACCTATGCCGTTAATGCTATTCGTGCTGGCGATGATATCAAGACCATCCAGAGCAACCTCGGCCACGCCAGCGCGGCCTTTACTCTGGACAGATACGGGCACTTCACGGAGCGCATGAGGCAGGACAGCGCTGCCCGCATGGAGGGATTTATAAAAAATGTTCTAAACCTGTAAAGGGAAAACATAAGGGAAAACTTTTATTTGGATAACTAGGAACCCGTTAGAATCCTTGCATTTCAAGGCCTAACGGGTTCCTTCGTTACGCAACTTTTGGTTGCTATTTGTAAACTTCATTTAATATCAAATAGCATTAAAAGTTATCGTATTAATCGAAATATATCATTTATTCTTTCATTTTGCAATGAATTTTTTTAACTTAAAATGTGCTGGTAAGGGAAAATTAAAGGGAAAACTTTTAGGAAAGAAAAGGCGGAGGCTATTGCCCCCGCCCCTTGTTTAGCCCCTCACGATGTACTCATAGTAGCGGGCCAGCTTGTCCTCCGGTGCGTCTTTGTCACACAAGAACGATTTTGCCATATCGGCATAGAAATCAATCTTATCGCCAACGCCGTGCTTCTTGGCTACCTTAACGTAGTCGCTATAGACCATGTTAAGGGCCGCCCAGAACTGGACAGGGTCGCACTCAATCCCACGCTGGGCCATGACCTGTTTGGCCTGCTCCAGCGTCCAGTGAGCGCCACGGGTGCCATCCTCGTTGTCCATATGCTTAGACCATTCATCGGCCATCTCCTTCGTGAAAGGGATATAGCCGGAAGCAGCCCCATAACCTGTCATGCGTTCTCCACCTTTTCTGTACGCCATCTCGTCCATGCGGTAGTCATGGTCAAACTCTCTCGGAGTTCTCATTTCTCCTTCTCCAGAGATAGCGAATCCGATTTTGTTCATGGGCCGATTCATCTCCCGTCGCTCTGTGTATGCGCTCCCATCCTCCCGATAGACCGGGGGGACGTAGGGGTAGCCGTAGTGAGACCGGGGACCGTACATCCGATCATCCCAGTATCGGCTCTCTACCCACATACCGCCATCGTTCCGTGGGGCAAAACGCCCATCAGAGTAACGGCGATAGCCCCGATCCTCCGGCTCCATCATCTCAGAGCGCGGTGCATAACGGCCATTGTCGTAATGCTCCCGGCCACGGCGGTCACGAAACTTATCATCGACATCGTAGTTGTCGTAGCTCCGTCCGTCGTTGTAGCGGCGATTGTTGCCACTGGACATGAGCATCATCCGAGTAGATCGTTTCATTTTGACCCCTCCTTACGCCGTAGGGGCGGGTGCAGCACCGCCGTCAATACTGGCAAGATTGTTACTGGGAGAGCAGCAGGGCTGCCCCAACATGCGGAACGAGCCGCCGGTGGGGGTAGTCGTAACGCATACGGAGTAGCGTGTACGGGTGCGGATTCCGCAGGCAGTCACCTGAGCGCAGTTACGCTTGGTAAGGGGATATAGCTCTGTCCCAGTGCCAATAGTAA